ACTATAGTAGATACATCTGGTACAAAAACTGTGATGAAATTTACTAATATGAGTGATGGTTCAGGTGAAACGCTTGTAACAAAGATGGATGCTAGTGCGTTGACATTTATGACCGAGGACGCAACAAAGAGTATTGCAAAACTTTGGTGGGCTGTCAATACAACAAATGGTAAATCGGGAATAGAATTGTTGTGGGCGGGTAGTGGCACAAGTTCTGCCAACTCAACAATATGTTTTTTATCTGGTAGAGGTTTTCACGACTACTACACAGCAGGTAATTCTATTGCCAATAATGCAACATTGACAGCAAACACATCTCCGGCAGGGGACTTGTTGATTTCAACGAAAGGGTTTGTTGCTGGCGATAATTATACAATAATAGTAGAAGTAAGATAGATGAGTAAAAGAAAACCTAAAGACCGTTCCCGTGCAATACTAGAAAGAATAGTCGGAACAAAGTCAAAGGCAACTTTGGCAGAAGCATTTAAATTAGCATTTGCAGAAAAGTATAATGTTAAGAGAGAAGAAATTAAACAGGGTATAGTCGATAAAGTCTATAACAAAGAAAAGGTGGAGAAATGAAACTAATTACAGAAATAATGGAAGATGTCGATATCTTAAAAGAAGATAACGCTAAGGGCGGTAAAGATTACAAGATTAGAGGCGTCTTTATGCAGGCGGATATCAAGAACCGTAACGGTCGTATTTATCCAATTGATACTTTGACAACCGAAGTTAAACGATACACAACAGAATTTATCAATAAGAAAAGAGCTTTCGGTGAACTAGGGCATCCAGATGGACCCACAGTTAACCTTGAAAGAGTTTCGCATATGATAACCAGTCTTAAACCAGAAGGAAAAAACTTCATTGGTGAGGCGAAAATAATGGATACTCCTTACGGCAAAATCGTCAAAAATTTAATTGACGAAGGCGCACAGTTGGGTGTATCTTCAAGAGGTATGGGTTCGATTCAACAATCGAACGGACGAGGTGTGGTTGGGAAAGATTTTTATCTCGCAACAGCCGCTGATATTGTTGCAGACCCATCGGCGCCAGATGCTTTCGTAGAAGGTATTATGGAAGGCAAAGAATGGATATGGGACAATGGCGTACTGAAAAGTAAAACCGTTGAAGAATACAAACATGAAATAGAAAAAGCAAAGATGCATCAGTTATCTGAAGTCAAATCAAAGATTTTTGCTGATTTTATCTCTAAACTGTAAAAATTTACGCAAAAAACCATCAATGCGTACAGCTTGAGATGGTAATTTGTATAAATAATTATAATTAACCAATTAATTAATTTTTAATAAAGGAGACCGAATGTCTGAAACCGAAGTTAATAAAGAAGTAGATTTAGAAGAGCAAACAAACGCAGCTAACAAAGATGCGGCTCCGTCTGAACCTACTCACCTTCAAAACGACGCTGAAGATTTGGGTGCGCCAGTAGTTAAACCTACTGACAGTAACCCTGACTCAACGAAAAAGGTTAAAAAAGTATCGGACCAAGTTAATAAAGACGCTAAAGATGGTTCTTTACCAAAAGACGAAAAACCTTCTGCGGCTGCTGAAGAAGTAGAATCAAGTGATGATGTCATTGCTGAAGATTCTATTGATGATATTGATTTATCTGATGATGTTAAGGCACTAGTTTCATCTGACGCTGACTTATCTGAGGAATTTAAAGAGAAAGCTGCGACAATATTTGAAACTGCTGTAAAAACAAGAATCAAAGAACAGACGAAAATAATTGAAGCTCAGTATGAGAAAAAACTTGCATCTGAAACTGATACAGTAAAAGAAGCTATGGTCGAGAAAGTCGATTCATATCTAAACTATGTTGTTGAAGAATGGATGAAAGAAAATGAATTGGCAGTTGAAAGAGGTATTCGTACCGAAATCGCTGAAGATTTCATTACTGGACTTAAAGGACTTTTCAAAGAACATTATATAGATGTTCCTGAAGAAAAATATAATGTACTAGATGATTTAACTGGACAAGTTAAAGATTTGGAAGATAAGTTGAACGAACAGATTGAGAAAAATGTCAATCTTTCTAAAGATGTTTCTGAATCAAATAGAGAAAAACTAATCGCTTCCGTATCTGAAGATTTAGCAGATACAGAAAAAGAGAAGTTTGGTTCTATGGCTGAGAATGTTGAATATGATAGTGCAGAGAAGTTCCAGGAGAAATTAGAAACTATTAAAGAATCTTATTTCCCTAAAACAAAAATGGATGAAACTGCATCAGGTGATGAAGTTGACTCTGTGGCGGCGAATATACCTGCTGACGCTGGTACATCCGATGCTATGGCTGCATATACGGCCGCTATTACAAAAAACCTTACTGCTTTTAAAGCTTAAGGGTGATAACAATTAAATAAATAAAAAGGAGAGATAAATGTATCTTACTGAAAATTTACAAGAAAAGTGGCAGCCAGTATTAGAGCATCCAGATTTACCAAAAATCGAAGATTCTTATAAGCGTGCTGTTACAACTGTTATTCTTGAGAACCAAGAAAGAGCAGTAAGGGAAGACGCTCAGTTTATAACTGAAGCTGTTCCTACCTCTAACACAACTTCCGCAGCTAACTGGGATCCAGTACTAATTTCTTTAGTACGAAGAGCGATGCCAAATCTAATTGCGTATGATGTGTGTGGCGTTCAACCAATGACTGGTCCAACTGGACTAATCTTTGCTATGCGTTCACGATATAGTACTAATAGTGGTACAGAAGCGTTATTTAACGAAGCAAACACAGAGTTTTCTTCTGACAACGCTACTACTAACAGTCCTCTAGCATCTGGTGATGCACAAGCGGGAACAAACCCTGCGATATTGAATGATAGTCCTTCTGCTGGAACTTATACTACAAGTTCTGGTATAACAACTGCTGGTGCAGAAGCTATGGGCGATGCCTCTACTAATGCATTTGCTGAGATGGCATTTTCAATCGATAAAGTAACTGTTACTGCTCGTTCAAGAGCTCTTAAAGCAGAGTATACAATGGAACTTGCACAAGACCTTAAAGCGATTCACGGCTTAGATGCTGAAACTGAATTGGCTAATATCTTGTCAAGTGAAATTCTTGCTGAAATCAACCGTGAAGTAGTTCGTACAATCTACACTACTGCAAAGGCTGGTGCTCAAGTTAATACTACTACTGCTGGAATCTTTGACCTTGACACCGACTCTAATGGTCGTTGGTCAGTTGAGAAGTTTAAAGGCTTACTTTACCAACTAGAGAGAGATGCCAATGCGATTGGTCAACAAACTCGTAGAGGTAAAGGTAATATAATCATCTGTTCTGCTGATGTCGCTTCTGCGCTTCAAATGGCTGGTGTATTAGATTATGCTCCTGCACTTGCAACTAACTTGAATGTTGATGATACTGGCAATACTTTTGCTGGTGTTCTTAATGGCAAGTTCAAAGTATATGTTGACCCATATAGTGCGAATGTTAATGCAAGTCAATTCTATGTTGCTGGTTATAAAGGTTCTTCACCTTATGACTCTGGTCTTTTCTACTGCCCATATGTTCCATTACAAATGGTTCGTGCAGTTGGTCAAGATTCATTCCAACCTAAAATTGGTTTCAAGACTCGTTACGGAATGGTTGCGAATCCATTTGCAACAACTAACGGCGCTGGCGCAATTGATTTAACATCACCTGCTGCTGGAAACCAGAATGTTTACTACCGTAGAGTTAAAGTTACAAATATTATGTAATTTTTTCTACAAAGTAGATATTGAAAAGACACCTTCGGGTGTCTTTTTTTTGTCTCCTGGAACTCTTATAAATAATAATGTAGAAATGATTCTACAACACACATAACACACACAAGGAGAAAATTATGTCAAATCCATTTGAATTAAGATTCAAACTTTTAGAAATGGCTCAAGGCTATCTGCAAGAGCAATCTTACAAAAAAGATTCTTTAAACCAACAAACATGGGAACTTGCCAAAGAGCAGGGAAAGGATACTGTTGAGCTTTTAAAAACACTTCAACCAGAAATTTATTCTGTAGAGGATATTAAGGCAAAAGCAGAAGAATTGTACGAGTTTGTTGAAAAGAAATAAGTTATAGGGGCGGTTTATCCGCCCTTTTAAATTGTAAAAACTCTTATAAATAGTATTATGACTGACACAAATATACAAACTAGACAACCTTCTAAAATGGACTATGCAAGTCCTGTTCAATTTAGGTTTAAAATCGCAAAACTACCACTAGTAGAATTTTTTATACAGACGGTAAATCTTCCTGGCATTTCTTTAGGTCAGGCAACAATACCAACTCCTCTTTATGATTATCCTGTGCCTGGAGATGCAATCACATATTCAAGTTTAGATATATCATTTCTTGTAG